TGTTGGTCTTCTGCTAGTAATGACCCGTCAACACGGAGGCGACCACCGGTCAAGTTACGTCAACACGCACTAGGGCCTCCACTGTGTCCCCCGCCAATTTTGGCGGATTGAACTTATGGGAATCTTTCTTATTCTGCATTCTCCCTCTCTTGTCAACAAAACACCACCCCGCGCAAAAGTCTAGTGCGCTCTGGGCAGCATTCTGATATGTCTCAACAAGAGAGTCTATCGTGATGCCGTACACCTCTGAAAGATAATCATCAAATTCAGGGACAGGGTGGACACGAGCCTGGTGTATCACCGTGTTAATGTGATCAACGCTCCCCATTTCAGACAGTTTACTTGCCCTGACGTCGAGATGGGGGGTTGGAGAAAGTGCTTCAGATGTGCTGAGCAGTAGTTCGCGTATCATTGGCACGTGTCGATGCTCATATGCCGCGCATAGATATTTGCCCGACATATAGTCTCTATCATTGATCTGAAGGTTCCTGTTCGGCCTCAGATTCAATTTCGACAACACGCGCCCAAACTGTGGGACGGGAAGAGTACCTACGGGGGTCCGTACATACCGTTTTCTATAAAATGTGGCGTGGTGACGTCCAGCCTGAGGCACAACCTCCGCTTTCATACCAGAAACGGAGACAACACTCTCAATGCTATCTTTGACTTCTTGGGCGTCGCCCACCACATACCCCAGGTAATCGTCCCCCCCATGGATGTTGGTGCTTTCTTTGATGCCGGCTCTCTCCATTGCAGCCTGCAACAATGCCATACTCACATAAGAGTTGCCAGTGGTGGTGGTAGTCTCACCCGACCACCTCTGACCTTCAATCGAACCTGCGACCCCATACCGTGTCCAGACTCTGATTTTCACTGTCTTAGCGAATTCCCTAACAAACCAATCGGGGGCTCCCAATTTTCTATAGAACATCGCTTCATATTTGCGAAATTCCTTAGATTGACTCCCATCGTTATTCTTCATGTCGCTCTCGATCGCAACGCCGGGCGAAGCCTCCATTATCTCCCCCAGCAATTCTCCACTCGCACCACAAGCGTATATGGCGCGATTCCCCGTGTTCTTGGGGTTGCTGAGGGAAAAAACGGACTTCATCCTGTCGTTCAATTCCATGACGACAGGTCCGGTAAGCGCGTTGTACATATCAGAGCCTTGATATACAACGCGCGGTTGACTACGATGCTCCTTCAAGAGCGCTTCTTGCTTTGCAAACACATGCTTCACTGCCATGTCACTGTTCAACTGATGCTCCGCCAAAGCGGCGAGGAGGCGTTCAGCCTTCCCGCCTGCACACTTGGCAAGGTACCTAGAAATAAGGTCCTTGTCAACTCGGATGGTGTCCAAAGGATCAAACTTGGACATCAAGAGGGAGTGGCCTTGCTTGAAGGCCACTTCATCAACTAGATGGGGTGCATAATCGCACCTCTTCTTCATAGCGTGCATGGTTGACGCGGCAGTATTGGTTGGAACAGTGACCGGGACACCTGTCAATATAGCACCCTTTGCGACTCCGATAGAATAATCAGACTCGTCTTTAACACGGGTGATATTAACATTTACGACAATGTTTTCAAACTTGACCTCATGGTCATAC